GCCATGATTATCGGACTCTGCGACATCATCAACGAACTGAAAGCAAAGCAGATCAAACCATGACCATCGAAGAAATGAGAACCATCGACGCCGTCAAGACTTGGAAGGAGTTGGAGGAGGCCAAGGAGCGGATTAAGCACCTGGAATCAGCCATCCGGAAGACCATCGACGCCAACCGACACCTGGCCGATGGGGACAACTGCACCCTCATCGACCTCAAGAAAGCACTCGCATAACCAACGAATAGAAGAGAAAAATGACGATACTTCAACAATTAGGGTTGACGAAGGAATCCATGTCACGCATGGTCGGCCCCGTCACTCCGTTCAAGGATCCGAACCCTCGGATCAACCGGCGGTGGCCGGCTGTTCCAACCGAGATCCGAGATGCCATCCTCAAGGAGGACAAGTCACGCACTTACCCAGAACTATCCAAGAAGTACGGTATCTCACTGTCATGTGTATGGAACATCAGGAACAACAAAAACAACAAACAACAATAGAGGAACTACAACGATGGAAACAGTTATGTCACGAATTGGCCGATTGCTTGGGATGCGGATGCACAATCCAACACGGCCTGTGTGTCCAGTGCCACAAAGCACAGAAGCGGTACCGAGCAATACAGATACCTTTGAGGTAGTAGCAGTCAGCAAGAAGAAGAAGAGCAGGAAGAACAACATCCTGCTCAAATCCAAATACATGAAACTCAATGAATCAATCGACGCAGTTGTCAAACTACGGGGCGAGGGTCTCACCTACCGGCTCATCGGTGAACACCTCAAGATGTCCAAGCAGCGCGTCTATCAGATCATCCAAGCCGGCAGGCAGCGCGATCTGGATCGGGCTAAGTGGACATTCGGACTCAGCGTCCGCAACTCCAAGCTGATGGATAGGCTCGAACTCAAATCCAAGGAGGACGCTCGCAACGCGGTCCTCTCCGGTGGTATCGCTCCGCTCAAGTGGGTCAACTTCGGTCGCAAGTCCTACACCGACCTCTGCAAGTGGCTCGATGTCAAACCGCTTGAATCAATTCCCGATAGGAAATGTCCTCACTGCGGACTCAAAACATGACCGCTCGTCACCAATACCCACTCGTAGAATCAATCAAGGTGGTCCGTCTCTCCTCGGGGCGGACCATCCGCATTACAAGGGATCGTACCAAGCAGGATCTCAAACTGATCCACGGCGACGGAGACATCCATCTCACCTGCGTCACTCACGCCGACGATCCCATCGAGATGATCAAGACACTGGCCCGCCTCGAAGACGTTCGATCAGTCGAACTCACCGACGACAAAGGCAACGGAATCATAGTCCACAAACAAAAATAACATGCACCAGTCCTCAACACACGATCTAGTCAACGCGCTCAATATCCTGTCATCCGAACTCGATACACCCGATGGAATCCCCAATGCGCTCTGTGCAGAAGCCTCTCAACGTCTCCTTGAGCTGGTCCAGCTCACGAGCGACCTCACAGCACACATCCTCGCTAGCCCTATGCATCACCCTCGATGTAACGCAAAAACCAAGGGTACCTACTGCAATTGTATCCTGGCGCGAGTCCTCCCCTCATGAAGACCCCAAGACACGAACAACCCTGGTACGAATCACGCCTGCTCAATAACAAGAAACCTAGCCCCATCACCAACGAGGAACGAACAAGCATCACCGACGAGAACCGCCGGCTCATCGAGGAGTCGGCCAGTATCATTGCCACCGGCGTCAAACGCGGATGGATCAGCTTCCCGGCCAAGACCGAAGCCGAGACATGGGTGCCATCGCCAACCGGTACCCAACCACCAGATCCACTCAGCATGATCTGGCCAGAATCCTGACAACCCCCTAACAAGCAACGAATCAACGACATGACAACGCTCCAACGAGCGAGCCTTTGGCTTTCCAAGGTTCCGCCAGCCATCTCCGGATCCGGTGGTCACAACGCCACCTACACCGCCGCAGTCGGTCTCGTCCACGGCTTCGGCCTCTCCCATGTGGACAGCCTCACACTCCTCGAAGACTGGAACAAATCATGCCAGCCACCGTGGAAGGCCACAGAGCTGGCCTACAAGCTCCGGGAAGCCTCGTCCCGCGCTCACAATAAGCCTAGGGGCCATCTTCTCGAAGCCGGGGGATCATCACCCTCCGGGTCATTCGACATCAGCAGGGTGACATTTAAGAAGCCGGTGGCCGATCCTGCCCCGGTGCCCGTTCCATCGCTCAGCCCCGTCGCTCCCGATCCCCAAGCCAGCGAGTTCCGGCGGTTCATGCAGACCGCGTTCGCCCCGACCGAGGTCGTCTGCATCTGCGACGCCGTCGAAGAGGGTAGGCCAGTTAGTGCCGGCTCATTCATTCCAATCGAGGAATGGCTCAACCGCTTCGATGATCCCCAGTCCCGCATCCTGTCACCCGAGCGCGAGGGGATCTTCGTCCGCATCAACCCCTTCAAGCCCAACCTCTACAGCGGCAGCGACAACGATGTCAGCGCGTTCCGCCATGTCCTAGTCGAGTTCGATGACCTCCCCAAGCCCGAGCAGGAAAAGCGACTGCGTGACTCTGGCCTGCCCATCACCGTCCTCATCGACTCCGGTGGCAAGAGCATCCACGGCTGGGTCCGGGTCGATGCCCCATCCCGCAAGGAATGGGACGCCCGCCGGGATGAGATCTATCGGGTAATCCCCGGCATCGATGCCAAGAACAAGAACCCCTCGCGCTATTCCCGCCTCCCCGGCGCATGGCGCAGCCCGACCTCGCAGCAACGGCTGTTGGACACCAACCTCGGGGCGGCATCCTGGGAGGATTGGCTCACCAACCGGGAGAGCGACGATGACAAGTCCACGGTGGTCACGGTTAAAGAACTCATCAACTTTGATCCGACCAAAGATCCGGACAACCTCATCGGCAAACGCTGGCTCACCCGCGGATCCTCCATGATCATCAGCGGCGGTACCGGCATCGGGAAGTCATCCATGATGATGCAGATCGTCATCCGCTGGGCTCTAGGCAAAGACTTCTTTGGAATCGCTCCTGTGCGCCCGCTCCGCATCGGTATCGTCCAAGCCGAGAATGACAAGGGCGACCTCGCTGAATCCTTCCGGGGAGTCGTCCAAGGACTCAACATGGGCGTCAGCGACATCGGTATGCTTCAAGAGAACCTCCACTTCCGCACCGAGTCCGTTCGCACCGGAGATCAGTTCCTCGCCTTTGCCCGCCGCTTCATCACACGCTCAAAGCTAGATGTTATCATCGGAGATCCCCTGTTCTCCTACTTCGGCGGCGATCTCAGCGACCAAGGCGAGGTCAGCGTGTTCCTCCGCAACAAGCTCCAGCCCATCCTCCATCAGACCAAGGTCGCTTGGATCTGGATGCACCACATCGGAAAAACCCAGCGCAAGGACGGCGAACCCCTCACCACCATGGAACTGGCCCACGCAGGGTTCGGAAGCTCCGAGCTTGCCAATTGGGCGCGGGAGATCGCGGTCCTTGCAGAAGTAGGCCAATCAAAGCCTAGACGCTTCCAGTTAGCCTTCTGCAAGCGGGGATCGCGTCTCCCGGCCAACACACTCAACCTTCAGCACGCTCCCAGCGGGATCGTATGGGAAAAGTGGAATCCGATGATGATGACGGGGGCGGAGTTGAAGAAGGAGAAGCCGTATCAGACCCGTAAAGGGCGACGCGCATAGCTCGGAACCATTCCTCCGGATCAGCCGCTTTCTCTTCGGGGGGAGCGGCTTGTTGCTGCTCAGGCTTAGGCTCCGGATCCACATCTCCCACCTCATCGTCGGCCACCTCCTCATCCCTCCTGCTACCCTTGCGCCGGCGCAAGGAGACCATCTCATGCTTCACCTTCCGAAGCTCCGTTCTCAACGAAGATATATCACGCTTCAGCTCTGTAACAGTACTCATCAATAGAGATATCTTGTCCAGCTCATCAATAGGCATCCAATCACATCCACGCCACTGGCGATGAATACGATCGTATATCAAGACCGCGCTCTTCAGGTGGCGCATCGAATCAAACGCACGGAGCGCACGGCCCAGTTCACAGCGGAGATTCTCGCGGATGTAGTTCACAACATCAGACCGTGTGGGGTCGGCATCGTGCCTCATCGGCGGCATCAGGCGGAACATGGCGCGGAGGGTGGAACCATTCTCTAAGTAACTCATGGGACGAACAAGGTAGCTTCTCCCAGGACGCCAGTCAACTATCCAAAAGGAAATTCAAATCGTGGTAGCAGGAAGTTCCCACCCCCCCCCGCTATCTCCCCTAAAAGGGAGTCTTAATACTCCCTTAAAAGGGAGTCAATAAATGCATCGCCGCTACGCTCTGGGGGGCTCTAACGGCCCCCCGCGGCGGCGGCATTTATTGAGAACCCCCGACTGATTGCGAAGTACCCGTGTTGGGGGTTGTGGTGGTGGATGGAGGATAGCGATTGCTGGAGCGGGAAGGGGGCTAGGAGCGCGTTTGATTGCGAAATGGTCTGTTGATGCGGAATGGGGGTGGCGATCGCTTAGAAACGAAAAGCCCCGGATGGGGGTCCGGGGATCGCTTGGGGGGTGGATGGGGAGGGGATGATTGGCCTACTCGATGGATGACCACTGATCGGCCATTGCGCGGGCGATGCCGGGGTAGGTCTTGGATCGCTCCTTCCAGCGGGTCGGACTGGGGCCGAGCTTGTTCTGGCCGCTGGGGTCTGATTGGCCCACAATAGCTTGGCCGGCGCGGGACTCAGCCGCGTGGCGAATCGCACCCCGTCCACCACCCGGATGATCACGTGCTCCTCGTCCGGACCAATGCACGGGCAGTTCTCGTAATGATCCTCGTGCTCAGGACAATAGGGCTCGCCGCAGCCCTCGCATTCCAACATATCATAAGCACTGCGGACCAATTCATATCCACGAGGTGGGACACAGTGGTTCGGATCGAATTGCAATAGCGGAAGATTCTTGAGCCACAGACAGGTGCGCTTGCTCGCGTCATCACCGAACTGCCATGGCTGTATCATCTGGGAGGGTTTGCAGATACGCGTGTTGATAGCGCCCACCGGATTCTCTATCGCTATACGCGGGATCCCGCTATTTAGTAACAGATGGACGAACTCCAGCGCCTCCTCGGTCAGCTTGGGGTCGCGGAGACCACGGGTCGTCCAGTGCATCCCGCTGGAACAGAGGTAGGTGCAGGGCGGGAACGCGATCATCATGTCCCACCGCTGGGTCAGCAGATCCCGCACATCACCATGGTAGTGTTGGCCCACTGTGTCCGATTCCTCGAAGTCGCAGCTCCACGCATCCCAGCCACGAGCAGCGAACTCGTCGCGCACCCTCCCGCTGTACTCGCAGGCCACAAGGATCCGGGGCTTCACAGAGCCACCTCCTCGGCCAAGAAGAAGTCCTCCTCCTCGCCGTTCATGGTCACGCCATTGGTCCACGTCAGACCGGTGCAGTCCCCGTTCAGGACGCACTCGATCAGGAACCCGGCAATCACACTGCCACGGGTAGGATCGAAGATCACCCGATACGCCCCGTTCTTCCAGTGCACAGTCTTGCCGGCCAGCACCGCGTCTTTGATCTCTTGCAGTTTCATTGGCCCACCTTCACTCCCTCGATGAGATTGTTCCACTCACGCACACGCTGGCGAGCCTGCTCAATCGCAAACTCCCACTCCTTCTCCTCACGCCACATTCCACGCACCACCTGCGGCCT